CTTCTTTCTATCTGCTGTAATGCTTTTTGCTTTGCTTTTTTCGTAAATCATTGTATTTCCACTCTATTAGGTATTCCTGCTTCCTCGACAAACATCTGAGGCATGTTGTTCTGCACATACTCAAAACCTTTTTCAGTTAGAGTGATGTAACTTAGAACCACGTACTCAGGTTCTGGCCTGTCAACGGGCATTAGTTCCAATACACCTAGTTGTACCATCGACGCTTTTGTGAAGTCTTTATCTGCTAGGTGATTAACAGTAGCTATTACTTTTTCAATAGCTTTAGGTAAGTTAGCCTTATCCGCTCTACTTGCTACATAACGAACCATATCAGCTCTACGCACATATAGATCTAAAGATTCATCCTTATAGCCTGAACAAGTCTTTACTCCAAGCTTGCCCAATAACCTCATCAAACGCCCTGCATAGTGAATTTCATTGTATTGATGAACTAAATTATGGGTCTTATTCTGAAGGGTTGCTGTAGCCTTAGGACTAAAGGAGTTGGCAAAGATGGGATAGATGTCCGTCATCTTGAAGCCAGGCATTGAGTATGTAGGATCTGAGTTAATCTTTTGACTTTTTATCAGGTCGTTTAACGCTTGACTTAGGTCGCTTTGCTTTAACGGCATTGTCCATTTCCTTGTTGTATTCTTTAACAACCTTCTCATATTTCTTGATCTGCTTAGAATCTACTTCATAGCCGTAAAAACTATGACCTAGTTTAAGAGCAGCTCTAAGTGAGCCCGTTCCACCGCAATGGGGATCGAATATAACTGACCCTGGAAGACAATCTGTCATTCTAATGAGAAGTTCTGCAAGATCTACTGGATAAGCTTCATCGAGAGAACCTGTCTCGATTTCCCAGGTATTGCCTGGGCAAGATGTCTCATCTTGTGTTTTGAGGTACTCTCTCACAGGAAGTCGATCTAGTTTCCAGACATCGCCATTGACGAAGTGAAGAACATACTCGTGGGAGTTAACCAAGTTTGTTTCGGAGCGCTTGCCTGGGAACCAGGTCTTCTTGATGACAATGTTATCTACGTGGTTGAACCCCACATCGGCCATCATCTTGGCTATCTCAAATGGACGCCATTTAGCTTCTATAGGGGCATAACAGATCAGGAACACAACTCCGTTGGGAACCATAGTATTCTTGAGTTTCTTTGCAAACTCTTGAAACTGGACTGGATCAAATCCATCCCGCTTGCGAATTGGCACCCTAGTAATGCATACTTCCGTGTTCTTAGGCCACACGGCGTCTTTATGCATCGGATCCATGTTGTGGATTCGAACGTTGGTTTGAAAGATGCTTGAGAAATTATCCAAGGTTTGCTCCTACTAGTAGTATGGAGCATTATACTTAGGTCTCTTGGTCCTGATATCTATGTTCACCTAAGATCTGACAGCACTTCTTGTCATCATAGTAATAGAAAGGTTTAGCCATACAGACATCAACATAAGCTTCTAAGCCAAGAGCTTTAACTACAGCAGTTGCCCACTCATAACCACTACGAGACCAAACAACAACTCCATTACCCCAAGCCTTATGAAGTTTCACCATCTCGACATGGCGATGATGAGGAACAACCTTAGCGTACATGAGTGAACCTTCGATGCTAATCTCGAGTTCTTCATCCAGACGATGGTCTGGGTACTTGTACATGATGAGGGTATCGTCAACATCGAAATAGGCGACGTTATCTTTCTTAATCTGAATCATCTAGTTTATCCTCTAGTTGCTTCGTGAACTCTCTATCGAACTTACCCCAGGTCTTATCCTTAATGGCGTCTAGGAAGCCGTCTAGATCATCTGTAGCATATTCTACGCGCATGACGATCTTGCCGATACCAAACTCCTGTGTTTCAGACACAGCATGTGGACCGTACTTCCCTAGGTTGATAGATTCTCTGGTTATGGTGAGACCTTTAAGTCGTTCAGAAACGTTGTAGTTCACTTGAACTGAAAGACGATAGGTAATAGCTCCACCCACCTGTTGTGGGGGATTGCTCATCAGGAGCATGGCTCCAGTGCGCTCAGAACGAAGATCATAAGATACAAGAGCTTCACCGAACAGCAGCTTAAGACCTTGATCTAGCTCCATTCGATAATCTCTATTTTCCTGTAGATCCAAAGCCGCCCTCTCCTCGTGCCGTGTTCGTGTCGACAGATTCGACCTGTTCAATGAAGAATGCAGGTGAAAAGGGATTCATGATGAGTTGGGCAAGCTTCTCGCCCTTCTTAACTATGATCGGAGTGACTCGCATGATTGGATAGCCTTCCTCATCGATTCGCTCGATCAGGTTGACGTTCGCCATCACGACATGAGGGATTCCGCGATAATCTTGATCGATCACGCCGGCATGGACGAGCAAGCCTTGTGCTCCCAAACCCGACTTACCAGTTATGCTCGCCCAAGTCCCATGAGGTAGTTTTAGGCGAATATTAAGTGGAACCTTCTGAGATTGTCCAGGGTAAATTACCACGTCGTCAACAGCGTACAGATCAAAACCTGCATCAGTCGTATTCTTCTTGTTGGGGAGCTTTCCGCCATCCAAGACTTCACACTCAATACGAAAGCACTCTTGATGTAGCGCCGCCAACTGTTTCTTGACTTTTTCATTGTAATCTTCCATAACGGTCTTTATACAGATGAACTGTTTAAAGTCGGTATGAAAAATATTTTCGGCACTGAGTGGAAAAGTGCATCGTGACGGGTATCATAAAGAATGATTACACACCTCTCGTCTATCTTCTTCTCTTCCCTATAGGGCTCACACCAGTATCGCGCGCTACGCGCGCTTTCAGTTGCTGCGCAACTGAAGACGAGAAGAGATCTTGCTCACTCAGGAATTGGAAGGGTGGCTCATCAACTCACGGTTCAAAGGGTTTTGAGTAGGTACGGATGGGATGGTTCGGATCCCCATAGTAGATGGAGTAGACGTCGCGCATTCCATTCTTGTACTGGCGCATCAAGATGTGGCACCAGAGCTTGTAGAAGAGGTTCCACAAGAAGTTACGTTGTTTTAAGAATTGCCAGTTGCAATAGGGAAGCTTTCGCGCGTCCGTATCACCAGTATCTTTGAAACACCCGACAAACTGCCCGACGAGTATCGCGAGTTGACCAAAAGGTCCCACCCACTTCCCCGCAGTCATCTTCAAGAATGCTACGTGTCCAGGTGAACGTCCATGCCAGCCGGCGAGACAGAACTTAGTAGGTTCATTACAGTTCCAGAAATTCTTAGGTCCACGAAATAAGTTTATTAGGTTAGCTAGTGAATACCACTTATGGTTTCCAGCAGGATCTTGATCTTCGGAGATACCATCGCACTTTACGTTTTGCCCGTGGGCATATGATCTCTTCGAGAAGTTCCCGTCATCGTATAGACCCGAGAATGTTGCGATCGCGCCGGTGTTGTCCATTGAGTCGAACTCAGTTCCACCAGGAACGCGTGAGGATATTCCTGGGAATTTCTCCAACATGAAGTAGACTTGTTTAAGTCGCATCACTTCAGCTTGCTTGATGGATTCAGGTGTATTGGGATCGCCTAACAGGCAGAGAAGATACTCAAGGGAGAAAAGGGCACCGTTCTGTGTAGGTTGCCCGTTTACGCCGTCGGTGTAAAGACCGTTGTGGCCGTAGATATCACGATACTTAAGAAAATCATCATATAGACTCATCTTTATATTGTAACGCGCGAGGGGATTCGGCAAGAAGCTTGTCTACAAGAATTCTGAGTTGAGTCTTGGCGTTCAACTTCTGGATGTAATCGCCCTGGTAGCAGACAACCTTACGATGATCTGTAAGATCGTTGAACGTTATGTTGACAGGAATCTCGTTCAACTCGATGGTGAACTCTGATCCAATGAAATCGTGTGAGAAGGTTTGAACACCCATCGCATAATGAAAGTTGATACGTAGATGGTAGTGCTTGACAGGGAGACCGCGTACGAGGTTTAAGATGCAACGTTTTGGACGCCAACCTTGCTCTGGTCTAAGAAATAGTTGTGCATCTATCTTCATATAATTGGTGCTCCCGGTGGGATTCGAACCCACGACCGTGCGTTTTAGAGACGACTGCTCTAGGCCTCTGAGCTACGGGAGCTTCCAATCTTTTATACAGAATTACAACAACGCTTTGGTTTTCATGTACTTCTCAGCTTGCGGGCCGAACAGAGCGTATGCAGTAACCTTATTATCTAGGTCTGGTTCAACGAACTCAGCATATTCTCCTAAATGAGAATAGCCTCGCATGTTGCCACCATAACCCGGCGAATCCTTGAGAAGGATTAAGTATCCGTTACGCCACATGGTATAAGGGTTCTTTCTCATGAACTCTGCTACGGCGTGGGCGGATTGGACTGCTTGTTGTGAGACTGTGAGGTCTTTGTTGACGACAACATATAACTTCTCTTTCGAGTCTGGTTGCATCGTTTTAAGGATCCAGTTTACACGTTCCATATCTAGCTTAACGCCAGAATCTACCTGCTCAAGGGTACGACCGCGAGCAAGGCAATATGCAACATGCTTGTGGCGATACTCTTCGCGAAGACGCAATAGGGCGTAGTCACCTTGATACTTATCGTGATGTGGATGGTGTAGTTTGCGAACCGTTTTCTGGTTGCGAATGGTGTGGGCGATTTCTTTTAGATTGAGCTTAAGACTCTTGATTTGTTCTTTCATATTATTCTCCTAGTTAGTTTGGGTATTGAAGTCCGAGTGCAAACTAGGGAATTTAGGGCGGTTTAGAAACCTAGGTCATAAGTACTCCTTTTAAAATGGTGGGGCCAGATGGACTCGAACCACCGACCTCCGCGAGCTTTTTAGGTCCCACGGTGCTCTTTCTCTGAGCTACAGCCCCGTACAGATAATTCTACTTCAAATCTTTCTCAATATCAGCCAGCTTCTTATTTATTTCTTCCTCGGTTGGACCGTCAGGAAGGAGGCTGTTTGATGCAGGGGCATCACTCTTGAGGAATAGGGAGCGCTCTGCTTCACGTCTACGGGTAAGACCCTTAAGTTCAACTCCACCAGCTTTGTTCCAACGAAGGAATTGCTCAGCAGCGCCGGAGATGTTTCCAGCATTGAGAAGCTTAAGGAGGGTTGACTTCTGTAGAGCGCCAACGCCAAGGTTGTATGCGAATGACACGAGAGCGTCAAATTGATTCTGATTGATAGGGATAGTGACGTACTTTTCTACGCCGGCAGCCTTCTCGTTTACTTCATGAGCAAGATACTCTTCAGCTTGAGCTTGAGTAATCTCTGGATCTTTTAAGGTAACCTTCTTGCCGTTTGGATACATGATAGTTCCATAACCGATGGTTGGTACATCAGCGGGGCAAAGGTATGGCTTGAGGAAAAGTCCTTCGAAGCTCTTGATCAAATCTAGGCCTGGTTTTGCAATCTTTCTACCCATGACCTAGATTATACTAGGTATTTAACTTGAGATCCTGCTCAAACTGTTGATCTGTGTAAGTGTTTTCGATCAGGGTTTCGAATGCTTCAACAATGCCCTCAGTAATGGCGCTCATTATAGCATTATGGATGCTGCCATGGGGCGTAGAATTTAAGTTACCCATATGGATACTTATAGCACTATACGCATTAACTCTAATTTCACTTAAAAGTTGCTCTTTTGACTTAGTATAATTCATGTTACCACCTTTACTTTATCTGTAATTTCTAGATAGAATTCAACTCTACCGTTGCCATGCCGACTTAACATGGTTGAACCCATAGGAATATAGTCGAGAATCAAACAGTGTGTCTTACTGCCCTGTTTACGTAGGCCTCGACCTATAGCCTGTATAACCGGTCCTTTTGAGGCTACAAAGTTAGCTAGAATTAATGCATCTACGTTCTGTGTATCTGAACCTTCACCGATCTTCCCATCAGTTCCAACCAGCCCAGGAACAAGACCTTTATTAAGTTGATCTACATACTCTTGGGATTTAGCATCGATACCGGTTGCGAACGGGATACCTAAAGCAGTCGCGAGCATCTGCCCGTGGGCTACTTCATCTACAAGAATAAGAACTGATTTACCGGCAGCCATAAGCTTCGCCGCATCTTGTTCAATCTGCTGAAGCATGATTGGCTCGTTCAAGACGTGGGCTTTATATGACTTCAACTTGTCGTCTTTGTGATCCTTACCAGTAGTAGGGACTTGACGAACGATAAAGATTGGCTCTGCAAGGTACTTATTCTCAACGCCCCATTTAATGTCTCGGCGAATAAGAACTGGCCCACATCCGCCAGTGATCATTACATCTTTTCCGTCGGATCTGTAATCTGTTGCTGTGAGACCAAATATCTTGCCTGTTGAAGACAAACCCTTAGAGATATCAAAGAAAGTTGTTGCGGGTGTATGGTGAGTTTCGTCAAAGATGACCACACCGAGATCATGGGCTTGGAAGTCCGCAATGTTTTTAGTGATAGAAGCAGCGATACCAACCGTAATATCGCATATGCTTTTCTTTCCTCCACCATAGAAACCTACCTTGTTTTTACCGAAGCAAGCAACGAACTGAGAATAGAACTGTTTAGCAACTGATTCAGATGGACACACGATCAGCGCGCGCTTCTTATATCTCTGAACGAAATGTGTAGCAAGTAGTGTCTTGCCAAGACCAGTTGCAAGATTGATAAGACCACGATAATTGGTCATCATCAACTGAACTGCTTCTTCCTGATAAGGACGTAGATCGTAAGGTTTCTTAACCCAAGGCACCACGATCTTCTTGCCAGTCTCTCCGCGCATGTCGGTGATTCTATATGGTGCAAGCTCGCTCTTTATATCTTCAAAGAAGGTGCTAGGAATAAACAGCTTGTCGCCATCAATTCTATGGAGCTGACCTTTTGATTCAGCTTGCAACTTAGCATAAGCTGGAGAGTTGCGCTGCCACATGTTCTTAGCCATACGACGAAGTTGATAGGCCTTCGACTTATCCGTGTAAGTCAAAGTTTTGTTAGCCCACGAAAGTAATGCCGGAGTTGGATCCGTCACGATGATTTCGTTGTTTTGTACAAGAGCATGAGGCATCATGGATCCATTCTACTAAGCGGGTATAAACCACTCTTTATGAGATACGAGAAGCACAACGTTTTAGTGCACAACCCACACCCTCAAAGTTTAGCAGCGCTCGTCCTATTGACGAAGAAGCTCGCACCTCGCAAATTAAGTTACAAAACTTGGCTTAAGTATCGAAGTTGGTTCCTTAGAACTCACTGGAGACTTCATAAGGAGTTCCGCTGTTTCTACTGTGGAAAGACTGGGCTTAAAGCGCAGAGCGATGAACCATCTGAGCTGGCAACGTTAGACCATGTCCACCCTCTTGCTAAGGGAGGCGAGAAGTTTCATTCATCTAACATCGTAGTTGCCTGTTCGCCCTGTAACAACCGTAAGCAGGACAAGTCTGTGGAAGAGTTTTTAAATCGATCTGTATAATATTGATAACCATTTGGAGGTTTTTATGAGCGATGTTTCTTACGCTAACAAATTGAAGACTCAACTCTACTGGTGGCTAGGTCGCCGCCGTCCTTTCGTCATCAACGACGAATATAAGATTGAACTCTTATTCATTGATAAGATTAATAACTCTGCTAAGATTCAGATCACGAACTTGAAGGACGGGTCGGTAACGACTACGACTCAAGAAGGAATCGATCATGAGCAAGAGTAACTTAGAACTCATCTTTGATGAGTGGAAAGCTAACTTAAAACAGAAGGATCGTTCTTCCGTAGCAGTGTCTGGAAACTTCGATGAGCTCTTTGAGGAGCTTAAGCGAGGTAATGCTACATTTGAAGAAGCACATGCAATCCTTCCCAAAGCAATCAAAGCGCATCTCCCAGCTCCAGCTGTTGCGAAGATGGTCTACAAGAACGGCAGAACTAATCCTAAGATTGCATGTTACTCTGAGAAGGAGTTCATGGATCAGTGGAATCAAGACATTACAGATAAGGGGACTTCGTCGTTCTTTGACATCTTCCCTCGTCCAAAGGTTGATTCTGATGACGATGGTGAGCCAAAGATTTATGGACAAATGTCTGCTAAGGAATATCGAGCACAGCGTCGGTATGCGGACTCTTTTCCACGTCTGAACACAGAGGCACTTGAACGCGCCCTTGTTACACAGACGTATAATCCAATGAATGACCTCGAAAACATTTTAGGTGAAGACGATGGCGACTCTAAGTAAAGAACAAATGGATGCTCAGCTGAAAAAAGCTGGCATGGCAACTACAGAGACTTGTGAAGTCACCTTTGATGAGATCAACACGTTTGGTGATCGCGAGAGTCTTCTTAAGATGTATAGGAACATCGCTGGTTACAACAAGATGTTGGGCGAGCGAATCACGCTCATAAACGACTCGTTGACTGCGGCAGTTCCATTTACTCGAGAAAACCTTTATCTCTTCTGCGCATATACAGGATCTGGTAAGTCAACTGTGGCGGCCAACATCTCATATCCCCTATGGAAGCAAGGCAAGAAAGTCTTGGTTGTCTCCAATGAAGAAACCGAGCAAGACGTCCTTCTTCGTATCGCATGTCTAGAGCGTGGTTACAACTTCAACGATTACAAGAAGGGCACTATGCCACAAGAGATGCTCAGAGAAGTCTGTGCTCTTATGCCAGAGATTGCTGAATATGTTAAGGTGTTGGATGTAACCTGGCGTGAAGGTTTGACGACTAAGATTGAGGGCGTAAAGGGCGCACTGAACGCATTGAAAGGCCAGGGCTTCTCATGTGTTCTTATCGATTACTACCAGCTCATCAAGTACTCGATTGCGCAGACTGATCGTACGACCTACGATGTATTGAATGACCTACGTTCCTGGCTAGGCATGTACATTAAGAGCTCTGAGATACCTGTGTGCTTGTTCGTCCAACTCTACTCGATCGGTAAGAAGGGTGGGGTTAAAGACATTGACGCACGCATCAAGGAATGTTCGGCGATCGTAGAACCAGCTACCGTCATCATTGAAGTTGTTCCTAACTTTGAAGATGCGACCACTGACTTCGTGATTCATAAAGATCGTTTCGGCGTAGCCGGTACGAAGATAACCTGTCCTTTCGAGAAGGGCCGTTATTGTAAGCAGATCTCTGAGAAAGAGATGGCCGAACGAGCCCTTGATAAACTCCAAGGTTCGATGAAGGCGTAACTATGATTAGCACTAAGAAATGTCTTATCTGTAAAGACGGAAGAAAGAACGACTGCCTACATTGGCATAAGGACCCTGATACGGGTGACCTGTGGGTGTGGTGTCAAGGCAAATGCCAACGCGGTTATTCTCTCCGTTCATATTGTCACTATGCCAAGATCTCTCTTCCAGAGTTCTTGAAGGGCGACTTTGATTTCAAAGAGGCGCCACCAAATGAAGTTAGTGTGCAAGGCTGGCCCCAGCGCTTTATTCCGCTGTCAGACCCCCGCTCTGCTCCAGGTATCGAATATATTAAGTCCCGCGGTTTAAACGCTGAGGGAGACATGTATTATGATATAGAAAGAGAGGGAATTGTTTTCCCTTACTACTTCGATAATCACTTTTGCGGCGCACAAACGCGCTTCATTACACCGAAGGTTCATCCAGATGGTGAAGTCCAAAAGATGGACACACTTCCTGGCACAAGATTGGGTTTGTTATTTTATGGCTGGAATCAGTCGCGCTTCATTGGAAATGTTAAGGCAGTCGTTGTCACGGAGGGCAGCTTCAACGCGATTGCTATTAACCAAGCGCTCAACATGGCTTATGGTGGGATTAATAGTAATCCCTGGCGGGCTATTTCTTGTTCCGGGGCTGGTGCTACTAAACACCATCAAGAAGCGCTTAAAGAGCTTAAAGAACAAGGACTCAAAATAGTAATCGCTCCTGACTTCGATGATGCAGGAATGAAGATGTTGAAGAAGTTTCGTGAGGGCGAATCCGCTACTCATTTTGCCTTGACAGGCGATACACGCGATTGGAATGACATGTGTAAAGACATGGGGCATACTGAGTTCGCGAAGTTCTTTCTGTCCACGGTAAAAAAGATTACGTGAACGATATAAAGAAGAAATTGATGGAAGAGATCGATCGAAAGATCGCTCGTAAGAAAGAGATGGCCGCTAGAGCCATTGAGCGAAACACCATTGATGCGTTTGTTCTAGCATTCATTGAAAACGTAGAAGAGATCAACAGGCTTTCCACAAACGTTACAGTTTGGGGTGCACTTTATCCATCGGCAGAGAACAGTCTATGGGGTCAGCTTCAGAGCATTGATTCAGATTGTAAGATTGAAGTTTCGTGGAGAGATAGAGAAAGTGAAGCACCCCAAGTTAATGGGGTGCTCATCAAGTGGTCTTGGGATCATCAACAAAAGTCTGGTGTGGAACCTGAACTGTTCGTTGACATCATGACCCTAATCTTTAAAGATTAAGGTTGTTCTGGCCAAGCTGGAGATGCAGGATCTTCAGTGTTCTCTGGAAGATCACGTAGTTCCTGACGATATGCAGCCCATGCGGCCTTAACTTCTGACGAAAGAGGCGAATCAGCAAGCTGTGTATGGTCAGCAGCAATAAGTCTTGCGTCGCGAGCGGCTCTAAGAGCAATCCACTGACGTTCAACTTTAGCTTCAACAAGAACTTCATCAACTACAACTTCACCATCTTCATCAACTTTTACAACTTCATGATCGAGTTCAGCTGGAACTTCAATATGATCGAACATGCTTGGATTGCCCCAAGGTCCGCCATATGATCCCTGATTAGGGGCATCTGCATCATACTTAGTTGCGATTGCCTTACTTACTTTATCTACAATTAATATCTTAGCCATGTTTTCTCCTTTATAGTCTTACTTAGCTATTTCTACCTACTAACTTTGTAGGTAAGAATTTTATTAAATTTCTGCGTCTGCTGTCCAGTGACAACTTACTGCGCCAACGTTTACAGCGCCACCAGAGCTATTATAAACCCCATGACCACCTGCTCCACCAAACAATACAACGCCAGAATTTGCAGCTTGATCTGTACCAGAGTTAGCTTGCGAAATTCTATTAACGTTACCGGCATACCCATATTGAGTTACAGATGGACCGCCTCTTTTTCTAGCTGTGTATCTAATATGACCGTAAAAATCACCGTTTGGATAGTTACCTGGTCCAAAAACGTGTACGCCGTCTTGTTGACCACTTGTTCCTGGAACAACTTCAAGTCCATAACTTTTTTCATAATAACGCTGACACATTGCTAGTTCATTGCCAATACTTACTCCGCTTCTTGAGAATCCTGTAGCACCAAGAGCAGAAGCACCTTCAACTAAGGACAACTGTGCAATTCTGATAGTTGCTCCAGTGGTACCTGCCCAGTTAACGGAACTAGTAGATTGAACCACATCGCCGTTAACCCAAGAGTTTAGAGTTGATGTTTGATAGTTAGAACCAGATGAAGAACCAATAACAATATCAAGAGCTAAAGTACTATCAAAATTCCAAGATCCTGTTGTATCTAGGGTAACAGTTACCGTCTTAAATTCCCAAGTATTGGCAACATTTACAGTAAAAGTAGTAACTAAAGATCTGCTTTGAGCAGAATTAGTCATACCAACTGAATAAATTCCAGTGATGGATGCTTTAAACCAGAAAGAGATGGTGATCATCTTTCCATGAAGTCTTTGGTAGTCATATCCTTCCATTCTGTAATTGAACGGAAATCTCCAATCCGCTGCAGCAGCGTTCAAACCAGTAATCTGGGTGTAAAGACTGCTATATGTGCTGTTAAATCCAGACTGAGCAAACGTAGGAACATCGGTAGAACGAACAACAGAATAGTTGTGAGTAGAACCGCCGCCAGAACTAACTCTAATTCTGTCGCTTGTGTAAATCGCTTGAGTCGATGAGGTATTGACCGTCGTCGTGTTGCCAGCGACACGTTGCCAAAAATCAAAATTACCATTAATAATATGATTCTTAAGCGGATTATCTCTTAGATCAAAATTAGGTGTCAATGCCATATATCGTCCTTATTATAACTCAGCATCAGCCGTGAATTGATAGATGTATGTGTTATTTAAGATGAGTGAGTTACCAGTTGCTCCAACTTGAGCAACCCCGGTAGATCCTGTGCCCACATACCCTGTGGTAGACTTTGCAGCACCTGTATTAACTTCATACATAGAGTTTGGGGCTGCTGCAGAGTTTGGATTATAGTTAACAACAGTTGGTGTCGCTCGTTTTTGAACAGCAAAACGTGGACCATTAACACGGTCGCCACCACCAGTTACAGATGGAGTGCCTGCACCAACGCCGCCAGTAAAATCAGCTGTGCCAGGAGCAACATCTAGTGAATAACTTTTCTCGTAATAACGTTGACATAAAACTAGTTCATTTGCCAGGTTGCCGCCAGCAGTACTGAAAGAACCTGCAGTGCCGCCTTCATTGATCATTACTTGAGCTAATTGAAACGTTGAAGCAGCAGTTGCTGGTAAAAAGGTTGTGCCTGCAACGTTCACAGCGTTAGCCGAAATCCACGATCCTGGTGACGCAGTAACAAAGCTTGAACCTGCTCCGATTACCCAGTCAATGATGAGTCCAACGCCGTTTGTATAGTTCCACGTTCCGCCAGCTGGACTTGCAGGAATTACAATAGTCTTATATTCCCATCCAGTTGTAGCGGTAGTGTAAGTTGTTACATAAGAACGATCTACACCAGAATTTCTAAGTGCAAAAGCATAAGTTCCAGCAATAGAAGTTTTAACATAAAAACTTACAGTGAAAATCTTACCCGCAAGTCTTAAGAAATTGCCACCTTCAAGTTTATGTTGAACAGTGTAAATTTCGCCTGCTGCAGGAGAAGCTTGAGTCGTTCCTGTGGTCAACAGGAATGAGTAGGTTGAAGCAACAGTAGGCACATCTGTCGAACGCGTAACGTTCGCAGTGCCTGTCGCTAAACCTTCGTTGCAGATCCATCTATCAGCTGTATGTGAAGTAGCAGTAGTAAATGAAGTTCCACGCTGCCAGAAATCAAAGTTTCCGTTGATTATAGCGTTTTTTTCTAATTTGTCAATTCTTGGAGCTAAACTCATATTAATTCCTTAGTTGTAGAACTCTTCTACAATGATAACACCAGAACCGCCATTACCGCCAGTACCGCTGCCGCCGGTACCTGCTGCACCACCTGCGCCCCCGGTTCCTACAGAGTATGCATAACTAGTAGAAGGTCCAAAAATAACTGCTTCTAAATAAGCCCCTGAACCGCCGCCTTGTCCCATGTACATGGGTCCAGTTCCGCCGAGACCATAACCTGCTCCACCGCCACCAGAACCTGTGTTTGCAATAGCGGCAGTTCCCGATGAGGTTGAACTAGAGCGACCGGCACCACCGAAAGGCGAATAAGCTCCTGCGCCGCCGTTACAGTTCATCTGATTATTTACAGTGTTTTGAAAATACTGTCCAGGACCTTGACCTGCGCCGCCGGCCAAAGTAACAATCGAAACTGCTGGTGAATTAACGGTAGGCGCAGCACCACCAGTATAAGCAGATCCAGGTGCAGTAAGTAGAGAGGTTCCAAATGTTGTTGTCCCGCCAGTTCCAGCGGCTGGCATAGAACCGTTTGTACTATTTGATTCGCCTCCACCGCCTCCGCCAACCATGCGGACACGAATCCATGTGCATCCTGCTGGGGTTGTATACGTACCAGAACCGCTGAGAAGCTTTTGAACTGTAGGATATGTAGGTTTTCTTGCTAATGACGTCGACATAATTTATCCTTAATTGTAAATCTCTGAAACAGAAACAAAACCTTGTTGGCCGGCTCCAGTGGTTAGAGTACCTGTTTTGTTATGAAATACGAAGATTTCAACATAGTCGTTTGTGGACACATCGACATCAATAGATCCACTTAACCCAACAGAGTTACTGTCCGTCCAGTGTGCCTGCATAAAGCCAATGTCGCCGTATGGCGAACCATTTTTATATACGACTATTTCGTATTGATTGCCAACCGCCCATGCTCCACCAGCTGGGTCTAAGCGTAATGTGCAAGAAACTCTTAAAAATCCGATCTTTCTTGCTGTATATCTCCAAGTAGAAGATGGGTTACTTACTAAGTTAAAATCATCTCTTACTTTAGTAGTAAAAGAAATTTGAGTAGATGCGCCTGAAGCAAGTGATTGACCACCAGTTGTTCTATAAATGGCTACAGCCGTGGGAATTTTGCTCTCTAAGGTTGTGATCCTTACACCTTGACTATATACTGTATCTCCGAAAGCTTTAAGATCAACATTGCTAGGAGCAGCACCTAAAACAGTGCTAGAAGTTGAGCCAACTGCGTCAGCTACATAACCTGCCATGTTGTTAAGCTGTCCATTGATGTTCTCAATGGTCGCCATCATGCTTCCAGTAGGACGTTCAGCAACAAGTCCGTTGCTTACTACTAAGATATTGTCGTCTTGCAAGGTTGCAGCTGTATTGAAACGAATTACAGTACCTAGACCACCACCTGGATCTACTTCGTAGTAGTTGCCATCGGTAGACGAAGAGCTGTTGGCCGCATTACGGAACTGAACTTGTCCATTCCTGAACACGATAACTGCGCCGACTTGCGAAGTGATATATTTACCAACTTCAAAAGGAGTACCAACGTTAAAGTCAGTGGTTCCAACCGTCAGAAGACCAGTTGCGCTGATAGGACGAGCATCCACGATGTTTTGACCAGTCTTAGCATCATTGTCGATAACACCGACAAAGATTTCACCTTCTTCAGCGGTAAAACCGTTGAAATTGATCTGTGTACCGCTTGCTACTGAGTAGGAAAGATAATCAACCAGTCTGCCCTTTGAAGAACTGACAAGTGACAAGTTATTGCGAAAGAACAATAAGTTCGAGGTTGTGATATCGTTAAGCGTTGCATTAACAAATCCCTGAGAAGACATCTCAGTTGGAGTTGTCAACGAAGCGAGGTTGATACCGGTCTGACCAGCGGTTGCTTTATGGGCAAATACGAGCCTCTTGAAACCAACAGCAATGCTGCTAGATTCTTTTATGTCCTTTTTTCTTAGTGATAAACTGCCATTTCCGATAATAGACATAATGTTTCCTTATCCGTAAAATTCTTCTACGACGATTAGTCCAGAGCCGCCTGCTCCACCGGCAGCACCACCAGTTCCTGCACCGCCCGCGCTGCCAGCTGCTCCCACGGCGTAAGAATAAGTAGCAGATGGATTAGCAATTACAGCCTGAACGTACGCTCCTGCTCCACCACCGCCGCCTACAATAATATTGTTGGTAGCATTACCGCCGCCACTTGAACCGCCGCCACCAGTGTTGGCAGGAGAAGCAGTGCCGTTAGTATTTGGCGGCGTGTTACCTGCGCCGCCACCAAAAGGAGAAGAAGCACCTGCGCCAGCACCAAAGTTGAAAGCAGTCGCTCCGCCCTGATAGATTGCTGCTCCGCCGCCAGAACCGCCAATATTAGAAACCATTGCAATTGCTGGTGAATTAATAGTAGGGGTACCGCCAGTTCCACCTGCTCCCTGAACGCCAAACGTTCCACCGAGTCCACCGGTTGCGGTTAATAATGAAGTTCCAAATGTAGTTGTGCCGCCGTTTAAACTAGCGCCACCGCCCGCTCCACCAGTTCCTGAACCAGCCCCTCCACCGCCGCCACCAACCATTGTAACTCTAAGTGAGGTGCAACCAATTGGAGTGTTGTATGTGCCTGAACTAGAAGTGAACCTTTGAACAGTTCTAAGGTTGCCAATTAAACCCGCTTGAAAAATCTGTGAAGAACCATCAGTTGTGAAGCCAAATCCCGTAAATTTCGATAAGCTAAACCCCGTTGGAGATGTCTTGCTCAAGCTAGCAACAAGTGCTAAATTTCCACCTGAAAGAACATAGTGAACATAATAAATTTTGTTGGTAGTTAATGCCCCTGTGTCTAATGCATTAGCTCCAGTGGTAGCTGCATTAACAGTGATAGCTGTTAAACTGCGATACTGTTGTCCACCGATCGTGCCGCGAATGTCGCCGCCATACGTGTCGAGAGCAAGAGTCACAGATGTTGTAGACGCTACCGAAAGGGTTCCAGATCTATCTATTCCAAATACTTGTCCCATAAAACCTCTTAATAATCCGCGTCCGCGGTCCAGTGAAATGAGTAGTTGTTGCTTGCAGATACCACACCGCCTGAGTTTAAATAGAAACCCCAGGCAAATGCACCTGAAACACCAATTACTTTATCACCACCAGAATCTGCCCTATTAATTGCGCCAGTTACTGGCGAATAAAGGGTTACAGAAGCACCAGTTCTTTTAGAAACCCTGTAATCCCAAGATAAGTCAAGCTCACCAGAAGAACTAGCAATACCATTTGCTGCATCAGTTCCAGTTATTGCAGCTGGAGCAGTATCTAGTCTATAACTTTTTTCATAATAACGCTGGCAAGCTGCAAGTTCACCTTGAATATTTCCACCGGCTAAGAAAAAACGTTCAGGCGGAGAAAGCCCTGCGATCAAAGAAACGGAAGCGAAGTTATAGACTGCAGAACCTGGTTGACCAAGAGAATTGGTTCTAGAATTAAAGTTCGAACCAGCATCAAACCAAATATTTATTCTTAGATAGCTAGAGGCCGCATCGGTTCCAATTGTCTTTCCTGAGATAGATGGAATGGCTACAGTTACATTAAATTTAGTGTAGGTAGTCGTAAGAGCAAGAGTCGTTACACCAATAGCATTGACATTAGCAGAAGGAGATCCACCAGTCCCGAAGTTTTGCTCAAGTTCAACTGCGACATTTCTTGCAACGCTAGACTTAGCCCAAAAGGTTATTGTGGCGTTTTGTCCAGCCAGAGTTCGCACATCTTCAATATTGTAGGCAAGGATAGCAAGATTACTTGCTCCTGCTACGCTATTTACAGCTATTTGATGATTGTAAGTTGGCTCATTGGGAACTGCTGTTTGACCAACAGTGAACGCAATACGGTCAGTGGAATATGTAGTTCCAGTGGAGGTGCACTGCCAACGATCAGCACAATATCTATTACCTGTAGAGGTCCCGAGCGTAGTGGCGCGTTGCCAGAAATCAAAGTTTCCGTTAATGATATAATTTCTAGGAGCGCTATTAAGTGAATTTACTGGTAATCTTGCCATATACTATCCTTACACACTATAAACAACGATGTTATCGCTGTTGTCAATTGTGATCTCTCTTAGCGTTCCATCTGGTCTGCGTAAGAAAATACCTCTGCCACTTATTGACCTATCTACGCTTGCATCAGTTGAGCCAAGAGCGTTGGTTGCTAACAACAATGCGTTTCTATCAGAGTTATCAAAAGCTCCACCGTTGGTTTGATCTGCGATCAGAGTTACTGTTGCAGATTCCCCGCCATTATTGAACGTGTTTGCTGGGAAGGTAAGTGTGTTGCCGTTTACAGAGAACGCTCCATATCTAAATACTTGACCAGTTTCAACATAGAAGACCTTGATTAGATCAGGGTTCACAGTGAATCTAGTTACAGCAAAACTAGAGGTGTTTGCTGTACTATTGAACTGGAACGTTTGAGTGTTTAATAGTCCAGTTGAAATGCCTGTAGTTTGTAGAGAATATAGAAGACCATAAGCATCAAGTTTAGCAGTTGTGCTTGCTGTAATCTTAACTCTCAAGTCAAGAGCGCGCCCAAGGAGTGTATAGATGAACGTAGAGGTAGCATCAGTAGTCCAGGTAGTGCCGTTGAATGTGCTAGAAGCATCGCCAACAGGACCTGAATTGTCATTTCTAAGAGCAAGTTCAGTAACGCCGTTAGAATAGCTGGCTTTATAAGCAGCATCAGTACGAACCACAATGTGATAGGTTCCAGCTGGAAGAGGAATTGCAGGAATATCTACGGTGAAGCTGCTTGTTCCAGCAGGAACAGAGCTTAGAGGATACGCGCTAGATTCTGCGTATACATCGGTTCCAAGAGTTGAAGGCACACCAGCGCTATCCTTAACAATAGATACATATAGGTTACCAGAAGGAGAACCAGTCTTAATTGAGAAGAGTGTTACTTGCTTAAGAACGTCGGCAGCAGTGAGAATGATCTTTTGACCAAGCGCTTGGAGAGTTGAACCGCCATCCAAGTCTTTAGATGCCGTTGCACTAGCAACTGAGTAGCTTAGAAGAGTTTGATTTGCTGCTTCAGTAGTAAATACGTAGGCACCGCGATACAGACCAGTAAGTCCTACGCGTTCCATGGTGACTGTTTGATATTCGTTTCCACCATCGCGAGATACTTGATATGTGGCGCCAGTATCAACAAAACCAGTTCGCCAGAAGACATTTAGCTCAACGCTAGAAATATCTTTAGGGGCAATCAGGAACTCATTGGTGTCGAGGTTTTGCTTAGAAACGTAAGTCTGACCAACAGTGAAGTCATAGGTGTTAGTAACCAACGAATACGTTGAGGTTGTGCTTGGATCAGTAAGAGTAGCACCAGAGGTCTCAATGATGTTTGGCGTCAAGAGTTCCCATGGAGAATCACCGAAACGATTCTTGAGGGTCTCAAGGATTGGGTTGGCAGAACCGCCGCCAGAACCAGAAGCTCCGAGACGGACAGATTGACCGGCATTAAGAGCCATGCCGTTACGCCAGTAGACGCGCTGAACGCCGTCGCCGGAGTCAACTCGCTTAGCGATTAAGAATACTTCTTGGTTAGCAGCAACCACTGCAGGCATCGTGGTCTGATCAGTGAAGTGAGTTGCAGTACCAGCACCACGATCAATGACAACGTACCAGATACGGTTTGTTGCAGAGAAGTTGACGTTTGCAGAGCCTAGAGAGATAACTTGAGGTGCAGCACCTGAGATCTTCTGGTTAAGAGTAAGATTGAGGTTTTCAGTGAACTGAAGCTGTGTTCCTGTGTAGGTAATGATCCCACCATCCGTCAATAGGATGTTGCGATCTTCAAACAACTTAGCAAGCTCAGCATCTGCCTTAACGAGAGCAGAGTCAACTGAGTCACCAGCAACAGAACCGATCATTGGAAGAGCAGTAGTGATAGCGCTAGCAGCAGAGTTAACTACCCAGCGAGATTGGCCGGCATCGTAAACAAGTTGAATTGATTGGCCAGCAGAAACTGTTACATTGGCTGCACTTGCAGTAACAATGCGGTTGGCAGCAGTACCTTCAGTACCGCTCTGGTTAGCGATAGTGATTACAGCTGAACTATTGTTATAGATGAATACAAACTTACCATCTGTTGAAGCTGTTATGCCGTGAACAGTGCCGGTTGTAGAACCAGTAATGCGGATAAGTGGATTTTGAACTACGGCTGCAGTGAAGGCAGCACTGGTCATGGACGCAGCAGATACTACATCAGATCTTGAGGCTAGGTTGATCCAAAACCCGTTGTCGTAAAACGAGAACGAACCCATTGTAGAGTCGTAATAGAGATCACCATTGGTTGGCGATGATGCGGCAGACGCCTGGGGATTAAGTGTAATCCCTCTATTAATTCTAAAGCTGCTATCAGCCATGTGAGCTCCTGTTAGTTCCCAGAGATTCTACTTAGAATCTCAGCAAAATTAGTTGGATGTATGGAAACAAGCCTAGAATATAGGCAAGAAGAGGCGTATAGCATCTTGAGTTCCATCTATCCCTCAAAACTTAATATTATCTTATCATGAGTTAGGGTAGGACTGAAGTCATCACCCAGATATCGACACTTCCAGCATTTGAGGCACTTAGATTGGCCCCTGTAGAAGTTGCTTTTAAGCGAATACTAGTAGTCCCAGAAAACGACTCAATGTCGTTAGCCTGCGTGATGCTCCTAGCGGTGTCAGTGACCGATTGAAATACGTTGAACGCTGCTGTATATTTAGTGAAGTTTGAAGCAATACCAACACTTAAGGTATAGGCACTGATGCTTGTACCTGCGAAGGCAACTGAATGCTTGATCACTATCTGTTGGATCATGCCTTTAGATGGCAAGGACAGTAGTTCTATATCGTTTGTAGTGGCCGCTGTTTGAAGCGCAGTATGACTAACTGTATACTTAGTCCAAATAGGATTAGCTGTAGAAGAGGCTAAACCAGTCCAAGCGCCCTGCTGTCTAAATTTAAAGGTGTCTGTACCACTATCGTAGTAAAAATCACCATTATCTGGGTCAGAAGGGGCTGTATTGGGTTTTATGCCAACACCACTCCTAACCTTTAAAAATTCCTTAGCCATGCGGTTCCCAATCCCCGACGAGGCTAGCTACGTTAAGAGAGGTTAGGCTCTTAGGCGTCTAATTTGGCAACGCATAGTTGCGTTGTTGCTAGCATGAGTGTTGTTATACAAAATCCTTACGTTACCGCCGCTAATGTCTGCGCTCAAAGAGAGACCTAATGCAGCACCAAGTGAGGCCGTTTCAGAGAACTGATCGGACGAGCTAGCGATAGTGCCATCGCTCGAAACGATGAATTGACCTACGCGTACCTTAGCAGAAGTAGCTTCCTTGATGCGGTAGTCAATAACCGCGCCATCGAAACTAGCTACAGCGAAAGAGAGGCTGGCTGAAATTTCAGTTGGAGACGATACGTTCGAGCTCAACGTTAAGTTGTCGAAGTACTGATCTTCCATATAGTTGGAACTAGCTCCGCTCTCAGATCTGCGCATCTTAGTTGCAAGAACGTCGAGGTTACCAGTACCATGTGCAGTCATTACGATAGAGCCGTTATTGCCCGTAGTCATGATGCCAAGGTTAGGAGTACCAGAGCTGTTGTGCTTTAGGTTAAAAGCCCAAACATCTTTCCATTCGATAGAGTCACTACCGAGATCGTCGGTGTTGTCAGTATCGCTGATCAATGAGGTATTGATTGCTACAGAGGCTAGGTTGTCAAGTGCAAGACTTGCCTTACCGTTTAACTGTGTTTGAATTGCGCTAGTTACGCCAGATAGGTAGCCAAGTTCAGTATCAGAAACTGCCGAAGCAACGATGAAACCTGAACCATCAGATGCCAGCGCCTTATTTGCTGTTACAGCAGCAAGTTTATCAAGAGCAATAGCAGCAGCTGCAGCAATATGTGTATTGCTGATGCCGCCGGCCTTTACTTGCAATGCGTTGGTAGCAATCTCGATAGTAGAACCATCAACTCCAACTTTTAAGCCGCTTGCGCCAGAGGTGATAGCGCCTGCTGCGTCTAGTTTAGCTGCAAGTTCATTAGAACCAGTGAATCTTAAGCTTGGGTTAGAAGCTTCAAGTTTGATTCGTAGTTGACCAGCAACGTTACCAGGATTAGTTGATTCTAGTCCTGAGGCAGTAGCAAGATCTACAGAGAAAATAGAGCCAGTGAAAGTGATCATGTCACCACCGACTAGGCCCGCAATTGGATTGAAATATTCGAAATTGATTGGGTCGGTATCAAGAACAGCGACTACGCCGTATTGAGTGAACACAATACCAGCATTAGCGGTACCTTCTTGAACAGATACCCAAGCTCCATTGATCTCATCGATTGGGCTCAACGAATCGAAGTCAGCAGCGCGAGTAGGGGCGCCAGTAGCCTCAACAACGTAGATACCGTTCTCTTCAGGGGCAGCTTGATCTTTGATCAAGATACGATCGCCAGTTGCTAGCGTTACACCGTCGATGATGTCGCCATCTTCGAAGTCAGAAGCTAGAGCGCCTGCAACCGTGGTTGCAGCAAGAACAGCTTGCTTAGGTTTTAGTCCTGCAAGACGGGCTTGCAAATAAGCCAGAGTAACTGCGTCCTGACCAGCAGTAGGATCGCCGAGGTTGGTAGCTTTAAAACCACCGAAAGATTGGTTGGCTGCGAAGGCGTTTGCGCCAGATGCTAAGATAGCTTGTTCATAGCGAACTGAATCGCCAGCACCAGAACCAGCAGCGAGACCAGTAAGCTTGAAACCGCCCATTGGTTGGTTAGCAAGATAAGTTACAGAGCCATCTTTCTTGATGACAACGTTGTCAGCAGCTTTCGCATTGAGCTGCGTCTGAATTGCACTAGTTACACCAGATACATAGCCAAGTTCGGTTGGGGTAACAGCACTAGAGGTAAGTTTTTTAGAACCGTCTAGGTATGGAACGGTTGTTGCAGTGAGCTGAGGAAATGCTACGCCAGCTGACCAATCAAGTTGAGCTGTCGCAGATGAACTATTGAGTGTGCGGTTTACCCAGTGGACAGAGGTATCACCACTAGAATCTACTGTTCGACCAACAGAGAGACTGATTGAAGGACCAGAAGGATAGACGAGGGAGTCTGCCCAAAGAGTGCTCCAGATTAAACTAGCAGAGCCAAGTGATCGCGTGTCATCAGCATCAGGAAGCAAATCCTGATTGATAGATGTAGTGATCAGGTTACTAAGAGCTGTGTTAGCAGCAGCACCACCGGTCGCCAGCGTTGCCCATGCACCGCCTTGATAAACCTTTACGACATCATCTGCCGTATTGTAGTACATGTCGCCGTTAGTTGCTGCGCCTGGATCGCTGGCGCGCATAGGCAGCGTGAGTGGGTTACCATTTAAGAAGATAACCTTATTACCAAATTTTAGTTCATTAGCCATGACTTGTCCTCGCTATGTGATAACTACATCTTATCACGTAAGTAAGGTTACAATTAAGTCCAGCGTCTTAGAGAGTATTTAAAGTCACCATTGAAGCCGGTATTAGTCGATGTAAACAAGATTCTGAGATCTGCACCAGAGATATCTGCGGTGAAAGACACGCCGAGTGGATTGGTTTCTACATAGTCATCACTGAAGCCAACTACTGAACCGTTGTGGCCTACCAATAGGCGACCTGTCCTAGACTCACCATCGCGCTCACATGAATATTCGATAACTGCGTGGGTATGATCCGCTGCAGTGAGCGTAAACAGTGGAGTTGGTGAAACGATGTTGTCAGTTACAGTGATAGGACCAATCAATATGCCTTGATATAGGCCATTGAGGTTCAAGGCAAGAGCTGCCGTGTCGATCTTGAAGTTAGTGTTAGCTGCAAGTACGCCGCCACTGCTGAACTGCATGTCACCGTTGGTTCCAGCTGCTGCACCGCCGCCGCTAAAGCCGCTATAGCTAGGTACGCCACCTGGGCCACCTGCTGAATTAGACCAACGACGGATCATGTATCTCATAGTAGCATTAGAGCCACTATTATCTAGTGTGTAGCGAAGTCTTAGTGTTGTACCGCCAGAGATATCGCCCGAGAAGGTGATTCCAGAAGATCCGATATATGCACCAGTCGTCGTAACATTAACAGTAGAGCCATCAGTAACAATATGAATTGTGCCTGTTTCAAGAGTGAGACCTCTTTGAACAGAATAGTCTACAATTTGATATTCACTACCAAGATAGCTTACAGTGAATACGTTATCGGTAGTGTTATTATTTAGAGTGCTTGTGATTAGATTTGATTGTTCCCAGTAATCTGTACCGTTGAAGTAACGAACCTTGTCGTTAAATACCCAGTCAGTTCCAGTGAACTTACCAATCTGATCAGCGAATCCGTCGCCTGCGGTAACGATAATGGTATCGCCATCAGTTGGATCCAATGCACCGTTGAAAGAAAACTGTGCAGTCCAACTGGTGATATTAGTACCTGAACCAACCGCTTTATATACGCGGTTAGGGTCCACTGATAAACCAGAGAATAGCACTAAATCGCCTGCTTGGACATTGTTATTGTCTACAGTAACAGGATTGCCAGTGGGAAGTGTTGTGCTTACTGGATCATTGTATTTAACTTTAACTAGTGATCCACCAGATGGAACAAGAGGTGCAGAACCGATGACGGTAGTGCCATCCCATGTATAGACTACAGCTGTGCCAAGGCGAGATGCGATAACAAACACGTTCTCTGCTAGTGGGATAGCAGATGTATTAGCAACTATAATGCTTGGCGTAGAGCTAGCATTACGGTCAATAACTACATAAGCAGATTGATTGACAAGCAACGATATACCAGGAGATGAATCTGGAAGTGCAATAGTTGCATTACCAGAAGCGCTAGGCTGCAAGATTGTTAGCGTGCTTCCTGGAGCTTGGAATGTAAGTTCTTGTGCAGCACCGTTTGCTGTATTGATAGCAGTGGTTGCTGTGGTGAGATATTTAACAGTCTTGTCTTGAGCTTTATCTGCCATCATGGCAGAAAGCTTAGATGCACGAATCGTTAAGCTATCTGTTTCACTTCCACCATAGTTCTGCTGGCCGTTGATAGCACCGTATCCGCCAGGAACAAAGTATAGAGGGTGTGTTTCAGCAAGAGAATGCATGCCGATAAATTTCTGAATGTTGTCAGAGTCGCCTTCACCGATATCGATGATCTCGCCCTGAACAACCTTAGTGATACCAGCTTCAGTGCGAACATCGATGCGAGCAAGGGCTGCAGTACCAACTGTTTCAGCAGCAAAAGCAGCTGATATTGGGAATTGAACTTGAGTAGAAGAACGTTCGTTTACAACTACGGCACCGTTGAAGTTAGTAGTACCAGCGATCTGGATAGTTTCGCCAGATTCAAACCCATGATTAGCAGATTCAAGTTGCAAGCCATAGCCATTGGTGCGGGCAGTGGTAGTCAATAGACCATAGCTACCAGAGAATGCGCCGACAGTGGTATTTGTAGTTTGGAAGTAGAAGGTGTTGGCATCTTCAACTTCAACAGAGTACGTTCCTGCTTGTGCTGCAGGAGCAGAGATGATGATACGATCGCCGTCAAGCAATCCGTGGGCAGTAGAAGTTACTTCAGCCTTAGATCCGTCGGCAGTATTTACTGTACCAGTCTTTGTAAAGCTTTGAATGCTAGCAATATTTTCGATGGTGTCGCTGCGAAGAGCGAGCCACATGAAGTTACCGCCAGTGGTACCGATTGCAGTATCATCGCGGTCAGAAACAACTACTTCTGAAGCAAGATAAACACCTTGATCATAGCGAGCACGTTCGTTAGAAGTACTTCCTAGGTAAGAACTGTTTAGTCGAACACTGCGAGCATTAGCAGCAGTAGTAACAGAACCGCCCATGTTGATAGCGTCATAAAACTCTTCTACGCGTAGGAACAGGGTCGAATCATCACTGATCTTCTTAACCCAATCACCTTTAACAAGATTTGCAAATTTACCAACTGAACCGCCGATCGTGTTGATGTATGGTTGACCATTGGTCCAAGCTACAGCTTCATCGAACGTGTTAATACTTTGTTGACGAACTAGAGGAAGGTAAGCAACTTGCTCATCTGCGAGCAAGATTGTTCCAGCACGAATGATGGTGTCTTTAGGGGAAGCAGTCTGCTTGATGATGATGTCTTCAGACCAGTTCAAGGAACCAGGAGTAGCAGAGCTGTGGTTGTATTTACCCTTAGACTTGTAAGTGGTCGTTAGAGCATCAGCAAAGATA